AATCAATGTAGATCTTGGAGCACAGCAAACTGTTGTCTCGGATGGTGGATACGACGGCATGGCGATTCCTTTGACGGTCACGTATCGAGTCACGGAAGGCGATCAATACACGGTGCGGGCATGATTGAAATTGACATCGACGCGAAGCAGTTGACGCGGTTGCGTGAGTCAGTCGGCAAGGCGAAAAAGAAATTCGGGCGAGAACTGGCGGCAGCCATCAACGCTACCGCAAAGAAAACAAAACTGGACATCGGGCGAGACGTTCGGAGCGTCATTGCCATCAAGAAAAAAGAGTCTGAAGCCCCGCTGCAGATTCGGGCGAAAGCCACAGCGGACCAGCCAAAGACAACGGTCAGCATTGCAAAGACAAGACGACTTGGACTCAGGCACTTCGGAGCAAGGCAGGACAAAAAAGGCGTCTCGTTCAAGATCTCGAAACAGGGCGGCCGGAATCGAGTCGACGGAGCATTTCAGGGACCAAAGCCCGGTGTGATGAACACCAAATGGAAGGGCAATGCGTTTCGCAGAGTCGGCAAAGAACGTCTGCCAATCATTCACATTCGAGGCGTTTCAGCGTTCGGGGCATACGTCAAGAACAAATTCACGAAGCCGCAAATCAAGCGAATCAATGACGAGCTGCGAAAGCAGATGGAACGACGAATCAAACTCAACATTCTTCGGGCTGAAGGGCTCGTGTCGAAATAGGAAAACACAATGCCACTGCTCAGACGCAAAGCCGTATTCGCTGCCAAGGTTGAGGCCACGGTTGGGACCGCTGAATCGCTCACTGGAGCTGAAGCCGCATTCAACGCGGAGGGTTTCGACATTCAGCCGAGTGTTGCTGTCACGCGACGAGAAGGTCAGGGCGGGTTTAACTATCTGCCTGGCATCCCGGAAGGAATGCAGGGCACATGCACCGTTCGTTTCGGCATGAGCTATAACGGAGCCGATATTCCATCATGGGCATCCGTGTTGCTTCCGGCCTGCGGTTGGGTGGAATCCACTGGCGTGTTTTCCCCGGTAACAGCTGGACCGAGTGCGTCAGGTTCCGTGAAGACGATTACGATCGGCCATTACAAAGACGGGAAACGTCAGTTGCTGTCGGGTGCGATGGGAACGTTCAAGATCATTGCAGAGACCGGCAAGCAGGCAATGATTGAGTTCACGTTCACTGGCAAATACTCCAGCAACGAAACCGATACTGCGATCCTTGCCCCGACGTATCCGAGCGTTTTGCCCTTGCGAGTCGCAGCCGGAGCGTTGACGTGGAATTCGGTCGCATTGTGCACGAGCTCAGTTGAGATCGACGCGGGCAACTCCGTGATCATGCGGGAATGCGTTAACGCCTCTGATCGTAGCGGATACATTTCGGCAATCGTCACAAATCGCCAGCCAGTGATTACGGCCGATCCAGAGTCAGTTTTGGTCGCCACGCAGGACCGCGATGCGAAGTGGCTCACCAGCACTCCTGAAGCATTCTCGTTGCAGATTGGAGCATCTGGCACGTCAATCACGATTGCAGCCCCGGAAGCTCAATTGGAGAACAAGCAGCAGGGCAATCGCAACGATATGCTTGTCGATGATCTCACATGGCTGGCGACTGCGGGCAGTTCCGCAGACACCGAACTCACTATTACTTTTGATTGATCAATATGCCTCGAAGTCTCGACCCGTCATCCAAGCTCACAATGGTTCTGGCCTGCGACGTCGACAAGACTCCGCAGCCGAAGATATTCGCGAAAACGCCGACACTGAACCAGCAGCGAAAACTGGTCGCATTGCTGCAAGGTTTAGGCGGTGGCGACATCGCGGCGAGCATGGACGCACTGCTCGACGCGGCGTCAATGTGTCTGACTGGCTGGGAGAATATCCCGGTTGAATTCAGCCGCGAAGCAATTGGCGACGTCCTGACGCTTGATGAGCTGGTTGAGGTGCTCACGTTCCTAGCGGCATCCACGTCAGCGACTCCAGACGATAAAAAAAAATCCGAGTTGCAGCCCTCGTGCGATGCGGTGAACTTTGCAAGTCCTGCGTTGGGCGTTGTCGCGACATTGTAACACCGGAGCAACCGGCGGAAATTGAGTGTCCAGAATGTGGCGGCGAAGGGAAAGACTGTAAGCACTGCAAAGACGGATGGTTTGAAGTCAATCAATGCCCGATGAAGTTTATCGGGCCAGAGTTGAATAGTGATATTCAGATCGTGACCGCCAGCGAACATCACCTTCCGGTGTTCGGTGGAATTCTCGATCAGTCGGCGTGGTGGTTTGAACTGAGAAGCATTCTCAGAAGCGAAGAGTATCGAGTCGAAAGCGAACGAGACAAAAGGCGGAACCTGTGAGTAAAAACGGAATAGATTTTGTAATCGGAGGCAAAAACAACGCCTCGGCTGCAATGGAGTCCGTTGAAAAGCTGCTCAAGCGAATCACAACAGCCTATGTCGCGTTCAAAGCGGCAATGATGAGCAAGGCTACGCTCGACAAGATTAATCAAGCGTATGACTCGCAGGCGGATGCGGTTAAGAAACTGACATCGGCTTTGCAAATACGTGGGGCATCCGAAGCATCAAAAGAAATGCAGGACGTCGCCAAGTCGATCGAGAAGATGACCGGCGTATCGGACAATGCAGCCCTTGCGCTGATGCAGCAGGCGTCAGGAATGGGATTCGCCACTGGGAAGATGGACGATGCCGCGAAGGCTGCTATTGGACTCGGAGCGGCAATGGGCAAAGATGCAGCCGCATCGATGGGTGACCTGAAAGCAGCCCTCGAAGGCAACTTTGATGCGTTCTATGCCGTCAATCCGCAGATCATGTACATGCGGACGAATCAGGAACGACTTGCGGCTGTAATGGCGATTGCAAATCAGGGACTGGCACAGCAGGCGGCGGACATGACGACAGTGGCCGGTTCCGGCCGTCGGGCAGACTCTGCGATGTCTACACTGATGGAGTCGATTGGGAAAATCATTGCTCCGATTCGCGTTCTGATCAATGCGGGGCTTCAGCAGTTGGCGACGTCGCTCGATTATTTGGTTGCGCCTGCCGTGGAGTACGCAACAAAGATCCTCGAAAACATCGGGCCGGTGATGGAGTGGGTGAAAGAGAAGATCGTTGCCGCAACCAATGTGATTATCGGTGCGTTTACGTTCATGGAGGTCATCGTCACGAATCTTGGCAGCGTTTGGGAGATCGCAAAAGCAGCGGCTGAACTGGCGATGATTACGATATCCGAAGTTGTCATGCGCTCATTCACGCAAACAATTCCGGCCTATGTCGTTTGGTTCGGTGAAAACTTCATCAACCTGATTCAAGACGCATTCAACGGCGTGATCACGATCATCACAAACGCCGGGCGAATTATCGGCGAAACGGTTTACCAGATCTTTGCATTCATCGCGTCTGGCGGTGAGGGCGGAATCGATGGACTGATGAAGGGGCTAGGAGAAGCGGCAAGCATTAGTCTGCTTGATGGCTTCAAGTCCCAACTGACGGCACTTCCAGAGATCGCAGAACGTCAGTTGACTCAGCGGGAAAAAGATCTCGCAGAAAAGATCGGGGCTGTTGGCGGGCGACTCGGTGAAGAGTTCTCAAACAAGATGCGTGACAGAATGCTTGGTGTCGGTTCAACGCTGTCCACGGAAGTGCAGAACGCGGCCAGCAACATCGATCTGAAGATGAGGCCGTCTGTGCTAATGCAAGGAACGCCGGTCACTGAGGGGCGGCTGTTGACTCGAGGCCCTGGAATGCGGCTGCCTGATCAAATGCAGGAAATCATTCGGCTGTTGAAAGATCCGCCACCGCCAAAAGCCAAAATCCTCGTGCAGATCGACCGCGAACAGATGAAGGTTTGGGACGACATTCAGCAAAACACCTCCAACACAATGCAGATGGAGGCAATCGCATAATGGCCGTCATCGACGCTACAAAAATGTGGAGCCGTGAAGGCGGAACAGGAACGTCGGAAAAATACGACGCATTCCCCACAATCTACAGCCATTCAGAAGCGTATTTCGTAACGCACGCTGTTGACGACAACGCGGAAACGATCAAGGAAACCACGCTCCTTCCGGCGTATGGTGCACGGCACACGTCTGGAGTTGATTCGTTCCTGAAAACGAAATCAACGCAGCCAGTCGGGCCGATTTCGTCAATCGTCACACTGCAATACGAGGGCAAGCGGTTTGACGCAACGGTCGACATCGAATGGTCAGACTCAACATCGACGGAACCAATTGACCGCGATTACGATGGGGAGGCAATCGTCACGGCTTGCTATGAGCAGGTCGAAGGTCTGACGATGGAGATATCTGATCCGGTTGCAGTGATTCGCCGCAAGTTTTTCACGTTCAACGCCTACGCACTGGCGGCATATCGACACGCTACAAACTCAGATACGTTTCTCGGGTGGCCACCAGGCACCGCACGAATTGTTGGGTACTCTGCAAAGAATCAATTCAAGTACGGATTGCCACAGGAGCAATGGGACGTCACGGCGCGGATCCAGTTCCGATTGCCATTGATGGGCGCGACGGCTGCTCAGGCGTGGTACAAGCGTTGGCGACATGAAGGACTGCTGATTAACGGTTCGGCAACTCCGGACGCTTCAGTCGTACCAGTGCGGGCTCGAGACCTGAACGGGCAGGAGGTCACGAAACCCGTCCTGCTCAAGTTGAACGGAACGCAGGAACTTGACCCGAACGCGGCGATCTGGAAGTACACACAGATTTACAACACACTCCCTTATGGATCACTGGGGCTTCTGTAATGGCCAATTCATTCAAGTTCACGTCGCAACTCCAGTTTTCACGCAACAATGTTGTCGTGAATAACCCACCGATGACGGTCGTGGAGAAAACAACCACGTCTGAACTGAAAACAGAGAATGTGCAGATCGTGGGAACGACTCACGAGGTCATTGACGCTGGTGACGTCACCGACAGTGCGGCCTGTCGAATTGAAAACCTACACGCCACGGCTATCATTTCTGTCGGCGGTGACTCAGGCGGATCGTTTGTCAAATGGTTTGATGTTCCGCCCGGTGAAGTGGCGTATCTTCCAAGAGTTGGGGCACTCGCAACGACGTATCTCGATTCAGACACAGCATCAACTCCGATTCAGGTCACGCTGATCAAGGTGGCGGCATAATGGAGCCAATCGGCGTTCTGCCAGTCGAGCAAATGCGAGACATGTACCAATGGTATTTGTCGCAGAAGCAATTGCCATCGCAGCAGACGAAGAACTACCCGCAACGTAGGCCGATTGACGAGCCATCTCCACACCGTGTGTTCGTCTACAACACCGGCAGCGAAATCATACCGGCTTATGCCTGCATGAGAGTCACGGGCACGCGAAACATCAACAACGTGACCGCGATTGACGTTGAAAAGCCGACGTCGACGGATGGCGAGTTCCTGTTTAATTCTCAGTACCCGATTGCAGTCCCGTCGTCGACAGAACCGGGAGTTGGCTGGGCGTTCCGTTTCGGCGTGGTGATCATGACCGGCACCGATCCGAGCGAGCCGGGAGCACAGTACCTTCCGACTGTTGGATCATGGGAGGTTGAGGAAGGGTCGGGGCCGTTCGTTGTTTATGGGCATCATCGGGCGAATGAGACGACGGATGACCGGGCGTTGATTGGGAGGTTTGCGGGCGGAGGCGGTAGCAATCAATGGGGGCTCGTCACGGCATTGCTCGGATGCGGCTGGTACACGATCGAACTCGGCACACTTGACGGCTCAGAAGAAGCCTCAGGCAGTGGGCCTGTCTGCGATCCATGCTCCGGTGTCACTGGTGCTGGAACGTCCGGTTGCGGGCTCACACTGGACTACCCGACTCCGCGCGTGGTCGGAACGGGCGTGTATGTCACCGCCTACGATCCAGCGTCGACCATAGTCCCGCTGAAGGTCGGGGCGGATTGCATTCTCACAAGAATGCAGGGATCTGCAGCGCCTGCGTCAGGTTCCGGAGCTGCGGGAGCGGCATGGTCCGTGAGGGGACTGCAAGAGCATATCGTGGAGTACAAAGAGCGGTGGGAATGCTGCGATGACGGATCGCGGAAGCTGGTCGGAAAAACGCCAGTTGTATTTGCTGGCAAGGTATGCGAAGAAATTCTCTGCGAAGAATGCCCTGCGTCGGGGAGCGGTTAAATGGCGGGGCTGTTTGGGCGTCCGGACTACTACAAGTGCCTTTGCGACTGCAACGGAGCGTGCAACGGGTGTTGCTTTCCGCTCGACAGTGGTGGCAATCAACTTGACATTCCCTATGAGATATCCGCTCCATCGTGCCCGGAATTAGACGGATTCAGCGACTCGTTTTACCCATTGGCTCCGAGCGACCCGGACACAAGGCCCGATCTGACGTGCGGAATCTGCGGGTATTACAAAGGGTATTTAGACACGCCGACGAATAGTTCCGGAAGCATCTGGACGGTTGACGGAGCGTTTCAAAATCCGCCGGATTGCGTGCTGTTTACGCCGCCATTTTCGTGCGGATGGGGTCCGTGGCACTTTGCGTTGGCGTGTGTCGATCTTGCGAGTTCAGTTGGGCCAGATGATTCTTCTCAGCCTTCCTGCTGCAGGCGTCTTCGTCTTTACTGGAAACTAAAGGATGTTGAGGGGGACGATTTCAATCCGGAACGTGTAATCTATCCGTCGTCGTGTAGTTGTGTGGGGGGGATGTCGGCTATATTCCCCCTTGTGGATCTGATTACGCTAGTTCCAAATCCCGGCTCCCTATGTCCGCTTGAGAACTGTTACCCATACAACGGGTGCGACTTGGCAGACGCAACACTGGTGATCTAATGAAAGACTTGGCAATCATCATCGCGTTCATTTCGGCTGGCTACGTCGGCGCAGTCGGGGTTGTGATTTATCGAGACAGGGTGGAGTACTTGGATCAATGGACGAATCCTGTACGTGTCCAGCAGCGGGGTTTTGCAAACGCCGCGGAAGGTCTATACCAGGAATACACTGGCGAAAATGTGCCTCCGGATACTGCAACGCTATCGATCAACTCTATGCAGTAGCGGCATCGGCACCTGCGGTTGTGCGGACCGTGGAACCTGACGCATCAGACGTTGGCTCAAGGCTGATAACTGCGATTGAAGCAGAGACAGGGCAGAGAATCAGTTGCGGTGAATGCCGCAAATACCTTGTGTCACTCAACAAGGCCGCGACACACGACCACACTGCAATCGTCAAGAAACTCCACGCAGAAATCTCATGGCCTCGGGAGTGGAGAGCAAAGCAAGCCGACGAACGGCTGGCAATCTCTGCATTGGTTGCCCCAATCGTTCCTGCTCCGGAACCTGTCGGACCTGTGATGACGTATCCGCTGAAGTTCGTCACGACTATCCAGCCTGCGGTCAGAATTGCAAAGCGAAAGACTCCGCGATGGCAAGAGACATTGGCCAGTCTTGAGTCAGCAGGATTCCTCGGCACGAAAACATATTGTGAACCCGATGCGGGTGTGCATGGCGATGTTGTTTGGCCGGAAAAGAAAGGCCCGATCGGTTCATTCAAGGCGATGTGTCTCGACCTGCTGGGAACATCATCAGCCGAATGGTTTCTGCTTTGCGAGGATGACATTGCGGTGTCCTCGCACACTGCCAACTATCTCAAGCAATTCAATCTGACGAATGAGGTTTTGTCGCTCTACACAGCAGCAACGCGACAGCAAGATAAGCCGCAATGGTCACAGGTCAAACTGCCGTTGATTGGTTCGCTGGCGCTGCTGATGCGTCGGTCGACTCTTCAGGAACTCACTCAGACTTCGCAATGGGCGAAATGGTCAAAGCACGATTGCGTCGATCAGCTGGTGTATCGTGCGTGCGCGGAGAAACAGATACCGCTCCTGACACATAATCCATCGATTGTGCAGCACACTGGCGACACGGCAGCGATCTATGCTGACAGGAAGCTGACCGGAAATCGGATTGCAAAAGATTGGTCACAAGATGGCCTGTGGTCTCCGCCGCTGATTACCGTCATTACGCCGACTGGAGACAGGCCGGAAGCATTTGCGTTGTGCGAACGCTGGATGAGCCAGCAGACGTACACAGGACCGATTCAGTGGATTGTGGTTGATGATGGGGTTCAGCCGACAGCATGCACCATGCAGCAGGAGTACATCCGGGAGCGACCGATTGAAAAGCATTCTCTGTGTCGGAACCTGCGGGCGGCAATCCCGCACGTCCGGGGCGAGTGTGTTTTTGTGGTTGAGGATGACGACTATTACGCGCCGCACTACCTGTCAACGATGGCTGGACGACTTCAGCGGGCAGATTTGGTCGGGGAGTTCGGGGCGAAGTATTACTACCTGAAACACCAATCGTTTCGGCACAATCATACGATCGAAAACCATGCGAGTCTGTGCAGAACTGGAATGACCCGGGCTGTGCTGGCAACGCTCAAGCAGTGCGCTCAGGGATCACACCCATCAGTGGACCTGCGACTGTGGCGAGCATGGAAAGGCAGTACGTTCTCTTGGCGAGACGCTGAAGGAACTCAATCGCTCTGCGTTGGGATCAAAGGCGTTGAAGGCAGGCAGTCGAGGGGATGGAAGCCGTCACGAAATGCGGTCAACGATGCAGGCTTGCAGACGCTGGAAAAGTGGGTCGGCAAAGAGGCTGCAGAGATTTATCGAAACATGATGACCGGCAGCAGCGGATAAAAAGCGAAGCTGGTCAGCACAGCACTGGGAGGGGACTGCAGTGCTACCGGCAGTCCTCGCTGTGTTTGTGGCGTCAAATAATGCGCCCGCGCATTATTCCCCCTCCCGAATTCCCCGTTGACAGGCAGCGTTTTGCGACTTTCTGAAAATCTTTTCTATTTATGTGATTTGGTGTTGCCAAATCAAACAGAGTAGACGATACTTCTCTCAGTCGAACGCAACACAAATTAAACGCAAAGGGAAGAACGATGACAACTCTCCGAACAATCAAGACAATCGAAAATGACTACAAAATGAGCCATAACATTACCGGCGACGATCAGAACTGCAAGTTTGAAGCACTGGTCAACGGAGCGTGGAGAACGGTTTGGGTAACACCAACAACCGTCACTGTCGGCGGATTGGGGCTAATTGCTGGCTCGGTTGTTGATG